CTATGCTCCGTCGGACACGGCGCGCGGCCGGAACATCCGCCGATCGATCGCCTGCCGGGCCCGGTCGTGGCTGTCCGGTAGCAGGTGCCCGTAGACACGGAGAGTGAATCCCGGGTCGGCGTGGCCGAGGTAGTCGGCGAGCTCGCGGATGTTCACGCCGTCGGCGAGCGACACCGAGGCGTAGAAGTGCCGCAACTGGTGCGGGCCCTCGCGGCCGGTCGTGAGGTACCGGAGCTGGTTGCGCTGCTTCGGCACCGGCGGACCGATGATCTTCGCGGCGTGCAGCGCCGGCTTCCAGATCTCCTCCGAGAAGTTGCGGTCCTTCACGAACCCGCCGTCGTGCCACCGGAACAGGATGTTGTGCGCCCGCAGCGGGCCGTCGACCTTCTCCCACGGCAGTGAGCACGGCCGCGGCTTGTACCTCGCCGCGTGCACCCGGATGCTCTGCGCAGTCCAGTCGGCGAGCGGCACGGTGCGCTCCTGGTCGTTCTTCGGCAGCGCGAAGATATGGGCGCGGCCCACCTTCTTCAGCTGCCGACGCACCCGGATAACCCGCTCGTCGAAGTCGATGTCCTCGAGCGCCAGGCCGAGGATCTCGGCGGCCCGCAGCCCGCAGCTCGCGCCGATGATCGGGAACAGCCGGTGCTCCTTCGGGTGGGCGTCGATGAGCGCGAACACCCGCTCGTCGGACCAGGCCTGCACCTGCTCGATGGCGCGCTTCGCGCGCTGGATCACCCGCGACCGCGCGACGTTCTTCTTCACCTGCCCGTCGGCCTCGGCGAGGTCGAGCGTGCCCTGCAGGATCCCCAGCGCCTTCTCCACCGTCGCTGGCCCGATCCTGCCGCCGAGTTCGGCGAGGAATGCCTGGACCTCGCTCGGCTGGATCGACTTCACCGCGCGTCGCTCGAACACCGGGTTGACGTGCAGCCGCAGCACCTGCTCGTATCGGATCGTCGTGTTCGGGTCGCGCACCAGCGATGCCAGCCACGCCCGGGCCAGGACGCCGAATCTCTCCTGGCCGGCCTTCGGGTCGTGGTACTCGCCGCGCTCCCGGTCGGTCTCCATCTTCTGCCAGTAGAGATCGGCGGCTCGCTTCTTCGTGAACGCCTTGGTCGGCTCGCGGCCGTCCGGGTCCTGCCAGCACGCCAGCCAACGCTTTCCCTTGCCGTACCGGGCATTCGGAACGCGCTTGACCGACCCGTCGGGCTGCTTTTCCGGCCGCGTCCACTGGTCCTTTGTGTATCCCATCAGTCCGGTCCGTCCTGAACAGTGGCGTCGTTTTCGCCAGGTCTCTCGTTCGCGTGTAGGACATCGAGCAATTGTTGGAGGTGTTCTGCGGCGAGCCGGCGATCTCGTTCTGCGGCGGCCGCGGTGGTTTCGGCTTGTTCGAGTTGCCCCCGTGCGGCCGATATCTGTTGCTCAAGGCTGGGCTGAAGGATCTCGTCGAGCGAGATTCCAAGAATGGATGCGATGGCGACCGCTTCACCGAGGCGTATCGCGCGACCGGACTCATTGTTGGCTCGTTGCTCCATCCGGACGATGCCGGTGGAGTCGATCTTGTGTCCGAGGCGCTTGCCGAGTTCCTCGGCGAGTGTTGTCTGGGCGATGCCGGCCGCCTTGCGGGCGGCGCGCATCCGGGCGCTGAAAGCTCGCTCCACGACATCGGCGAGTGATGGCTCGCGTTTGCTGGCGTTGGTCTGCACGGTGGCCAGTGTGTCTGCTTGACACGCAGGTGTCAACGCGATCATCCTCTCGCCAACGCTACTCCGAATGGAGCAGTGCATCGAGAGGATCCGAGAGGGATGGACACCTTCCTCACCACCGCCGACGTGGCCAAGCGCTACCGAACGCCCGAGCCCAGCGTCCGTTACTGGCGCCAAACCGGCTATGGCCCGAAGTGCATCAAGGTCGGCAGACGCTGGCTGTACGCGCTCGCCGAGGTCGAGCGGTTCGAGCGCGAGCTGGCCGCGGCCGCTGAAGCGGCGGGCTGATGGCGCCACGACGGAATTCGAAAAAAGGGCCGGCCGGCCGCTTCCAGGCATACCGGCCGACCCAGTTGATCAAGTCAGGAGATTGCACCCGAAACATGACCAGTCCCCAGCTTATGACCAGCGCTCCCTCGAACGAGCGTGCGATGTCCCCGTGGCAACACCTCAAGCTCGAGCTCGCCCTCGCCGCACCGTACCTCGAGCGGCCCGGGGGAGCGTGTCCCGACTGGTGCACCACCGGGCCGCACCCGTGGACGACGCCGGCGATGTGGCCCGACGACTGGACGCGCGTGCACCGCCAGGAGTTCGGCGACGCCGCCGGCGTGATCGTGGTCGTCGAGCAGTACGAGAACCTGCGTGCCGACCACGAACAGGCCGACCGAGCGCACGTCGTGATGACCGGCCGAGTCGACGACGGCATGGACGGCGTGGCGGCCGCCCACCTGGCAGGTGCGCTCGTGTCCGCCGGCCACCTCGTGGACCGGGTGAACGGCGACCTGTCGTGACGTCGGACGTGAAGCCGCGGGCGCTGCTCGACCACGGCCCGCATGTGCAGCGGCTGCTCGCCGAGCTGAGCGAGCTGCGTGGCGAGGTGACCCGCGTCCGCGACTGGCTGGCCAACCGGCCGGCCGACACCGACCCTGCCGCCGCGGTGCGTGCGGTGGTTCGGCTGCGAGAGCTGCGGCTGCAGGCCTGCGACATCTATCAGGAGCTGCTCAAGGCTCACGAGATACATCCGCTGCCACGCCAGACCGCTGCGACCGCGGCGCGCTGGGCGATTGAGGACTTCACCGAGCTGATCACCGAAGTAGTGACGGCCACCGCGCCGAACGCCGCGGCCGCGGAGCCGGGTGAGCCGACGTGACGGCGCTGATCGCGTGGCTGGCGTTCGTGGGGCTGGCGGCTGGTGTCGTGGTGTGGAACGTGGTCGCCGACCGGGCGGCGAAGCGGGCGGTCGAGGCGGGGCTGCGCCGCGAGCTCGGCTGGATGTCCGCCCAGCTGGGCCGGCGCGGGGCCACCACGGGCCGGACAGGCCCGGGCCGGCGGCGGCAGGGGGCGCGATGAGCATCCGGTGGCAGATCGAACCGATGCCGCGCTGGCCCTACCGCGACACCGGGGACGGCCGGAAGCCGAACCCGTTCCGCTCGACGTTCGACGACACGCTGCGCCTCCTCGAGGAGGAGCTCGACCACCTCGACGTGACCGGCGCCGTCGCGGTCAGGGTGGTCGCCCGTGACGCTGATGTGCGCCGTGACGGCATGCTCCGCGCCCGCGCCGATGTCCTGCACCCCGGCGTCGCGATCTCGTTCCGTTCGGCCAGCCACGGCGACCTGACCTACCCGTGCGACCAGTTCTACGCCCGCTATTACGGCGAGGTCGGCTGGCAGGTCAATCTCCGCGCGATCACGTTGGGGCTGGAGGCGCTGCGCAGGCTCGACCGGTACGGCATCGCTGGCCGTGGCGAGCAGTACGCCGGCTGGCGCGCCATCGAGGCCGCTCCCGCGGTGACGTTCGCGACCGCGGATGAGGCCTACCGGTGGCTGCGGTCGTTCACCGGCGCCGCCGAGCACACCCACCTCAGCGTCGTGCTCACCGCCGCGGCCGCGCGGGCTCGCCGCAACCGCGAGTCCGGTGATCAGTCCACATGGGACCGGTACCGCGCGGCGCGTGAGCTCCTCGAGGCCGAGGGGGCAGGGTCGTGACCGCGGTGCCGCCGATCCCCGTGACCTGCGCGCACCGGCCGACCATCGGCGGCCTCGTGCGGCCGTGGATCAACGTCGAGCTCGCCGACGGCGGGCTGGACTTCCGCAGCCAGCACCGGCGCCGCGCCGAACACGCGATCACCGCGCGTCTCTGCCAGGTGTGCGGTACCCCGTTGCGGCACCCTGTCGTGCTGCTCGGCGGGCCGGATCAGTTGCGGCGCCTCATGTTCGGCGAGCCGCCGCTGCATCCGGAGTGCGCCGCCTACACCAGCTATGCCTGCCCGATGGTCGCCGGCCGGATGGCCAGCGCACGCACGGCGCCAGCGCTGGCCGAGGGGCCCCGTGGCGCGGCTTGCCCGGACGACGGGTGCGACTGCGGCGGCTGGACCAACCACAGCAACCCCGGCGGTGCTGACGCCCACCGCGAACCGCACCCGTGGTTCGCCATCTACGCCACCGCCTACAGCCACGTCCGCGACCAGCACGGCACGCTCCTCGCGATCACCAGCCCCGACGCCGTCCGACGTGTCCGGCTCGTCTCACGGCCCGGCGAGGGCCGCTACTGGCGCGCCGTCCGCGACGCACTCGCCGGCTACGAGCCGCCGGCCTTCGTATCGGCCAGAGAGTGATCAGCAATGGCCGAAACCTACTGGCGCGCCCCGGAGGTCGAGGTCGCGCGCCGGCTGGTCGTCGTGCGCCCGGCTGCGGCACACTACGAACACTCGCGAGCAGGGAGATCGACCGATGGCACTGTTCTTGGCTTACACACCCGAACCGGACGAACTCGACGTGCTGGTGCGCCACGGTGCGCCCGACGTCACTGGGGAAGAACTGTTCGATCGGGAGGACGCCGTGACGGCAGGCTTTTTCCGGCTGCAGGCGTACTGCTCGCGCAACCCGGGCAACGAGCGCTACCTGTCGCGGCCCAAGGGCTTGGAATTGGCGCAGCCGTGGGTGCTGGACGCCCTGTGTGTCCCGCTGCCGAACCGACCGGCACTGCTGCACACCCCGGGCGGCCCGGGCACGATGTGCCGAATCGAGGGCTGCCTGGACCGCTGCCTGGACGAGTCGTGCGACTGCACGATCGGCGCATGGCAGGAGGGCGCCGACTTCAGGCTCTGCCTGATGCGCTGACCTCGCCGCCACAGCGGCCACCTGGTGGTGGCCACTGATGGCGTACTCGCTGCACGAGGACAATCTGGGCCGAGACCCGCGCTGGATGGCGCTGGCGCGGCTCCACGAACCCGATGACGCCCCGGACGTGCTCGAGCTGCCCCCGGCTCGCCGCCGGGCGTTGATGAACCGGCGCAAGAAGCGGGTGAGTGAGCTTCAGGCCGCGTACTGGCGGATAACGCTCGAGTCGGCGCTGCACAAGGACGACGGCTACATCGGCATCGAGGCCGCGCTGGCGTGCTGCTTCGAGGAGACATGGATCCTCAAGACGCTGGCGACCGCCGTGCGGGACAAGCCGCCATTGCTGCACCGGCCGGGCGACACATGCGCTGAGAAGAACTGCATCGACGCGTCCGGGCCGTGGCGCGATGGCTACGAGTACCGGATCTGCGCGTTCCTCAAGCGGAACCCCTCGAAGGCCGAGCAGGAGCGCCGCAAGGCCCAGAAGGACGACAGCCGGGACCCGCGGCTGCGCGACTTCGTCTACGAGCGCGACGGCGGCTGCTGCCGCTACTGCCGCTCCGGCCCGCTGAACCGGGTCGGAATGGGCCGGGCGAAAGACACCCGCCGCGCACCTGAGTTCGACCACGCCGACCCGGACCGCAACGCCGGCCCGAACGCGGTGAACCTCTACCTGGCGTGCAAGCGCTGCAACCGGGACAAGAGCGACGACGGCTCCATTCGCCGCACCGTCCGCGAGTTCGGGTGGCAGCTGCTACCCGTGCCCTCTGAGCAACTGAAGGCGTACTGGCAGGACCGCGGCGAGCAGCTGTTCGACCGCCCGGAGCCGGGCCAGCCGAGCCCGGCGGACGCCATCCCCGACACCTATCGCGACACCCCTGCGGACACCGCTGTCGACACCAATCCGACACCTCTTCCGACAGGTGTCGAAACACCGTTGCCCACAGCTGTCCCTCACACGTCCGCGGCCGCTGTTCAGCTCGCCGAACCCGCAGGTGAGCGACAGGAGCACCTCTCGTCGCTGTCCTCGCCGATGTCCGGGTCGGGTCGGGTCGGGCAGCAGTATCTCGGTGTTGGCGGCCAGCCAGTCCGCGATGCCTCCGCGCCCGACATCTACCACCGCCGGTCCCGCGCACCCGACCCCAACCCGACCGTTGAGCCGCGGGCGGGTCCGCCATGAGCCGGCGGCGCAGCGCGTGGCAGGAGTGGCGGTTGGACCGGCTCGCCGACCGGATGGACCTGCGGCACCTGGCCCAAGAGGTCGGGTGCGACGACTGCGATGCCGAGGTCGGCAAGCCGTGCGTGAACCGGTACGGCGAGCCGCTGCTGAAGATGGATCACGTCAGCCGGATCAGGAAAGCCGAGCGGGCACGGGGAAGGGGACAGGCATGCTGACGGCCGACCGGTGGGAACACCTGTGGTGGCAGGCGTTCGCGTGGGCGCAACGCCGGGGCTTCCACGGCGAGGCGGCCGCGCGTGACGCCTGGGCGCACATGCTCGCCCAGCACGGCGACCCGCCGCGCTACGAGGTGGTCGACCTGCCGGCGCGGCCCTACCCGCCGCGGGACCTGTTCACAGTGGACCGCTGGCAGATCGAGGTGCTGCGCGGGTTCCGGCTCGCCGAAGTGGCGGCGTTCTACCCCCGCACGCCACCGCGGCCGCTGTGCCGGGTGTTGGGGTGAGCGTCTCGGTGTGCCAGGTGTGCGGCCGGCCGTCGGACCTGTTCTTGTGCCACCGGGACGTCGGTGAGCTGGTGACCGCGTTGCGGTCGCTGGCCACCGGCGGCGTGCTCCGGATGGTCGAGGTGTCGCGGCCGCGGTGGCGGATCCCGGAGCTACCGACCCGCATGGTGATCGCGCACAGCCCGGGGCTGCTCGCCGAGCTCGAGGTGACGATCGCCCGACAGCACCGCTTCGGCGGCGCCGGCGGCCGCGCGGGGACCGAACCGCCGCTGCCGGTGCACCTGGCCGCGGCCGAGCTCGCCGCCGTGGCGCGGAACACGATCGGCACGTGGGCGCGGGACGTCGCCGAGCTGCACCCGCACCTGCAGCTGCCGGGCACGCACGCCGCGGCCGCCGCGTGGCTGGCCACCTTCCCGACTCTGCTCGCCGAGCACCCGTCGGCCGGCGAGCTGCACGAGGACATCACCGTGCTGGCGCGCCGGATCCGCACGATGATCGACCGCCCGCCGGACAAGGTCTACCTCGGCATCTGCTCGGCCCGGCTGCAGCAGGTCAGCGCCCGCGAGTGGCTGCTGTGCCCGGTGGACATCTACGCCGAGCGGGACAAGCAGGTGGTTCAGTGCCCGAAGTGCGGCACAACCCACGACGCGGCGTGGCGCCGGGACCGGATGCTGCTCAAGGTCGACGGCCAGCTGGCCACGGCCACCGACGCGAGCCGGGCCCTGTCGGCGTACGACTGCCCGGTCACCGCGTCGCAGATCCGGAAATGGGCGTTCCGGCAGAAGCTGACCCCCCACCCGCCGCACCCGGACGACCCGCGGTGCTACCCGCGCTACCGGATCGGCGACATCCGCACGCTGCTCGCCGAGGCGGCGAGCGAGGACGGAGGTTCGGCAGCATGAGGTACCTGATCGTTGCGGCCCGGTGCAAGATCGGCATAGCCCTGAAGCTGATGGGTTGTGCCCTGATCCATGGCCGCGGTCGGCACCTTTGGGGCCCGGTCCACGAGCACGCCGGCTACCGGAGTCAGGCCTGCCGATCGTGCGGCAAGTACCGGGACCCTCCGCATGCAGCGTGAGCGTGTCGCTTGCGTCTGACCTGGTGGAACGCTTAGCCTGCGCACAGTAGGTGATCTGTCCCCAGAGGACTCACCTGTGCCTCGTCTTCCATTTAGGGCCGCCACCCTCGTGGTCGGAGTGCTACTGCTGGGCTCGTTGTAGCTGTGGTAAGCGCGGCCCGCCGCCGCAGCAGGATCGACCCGCGCCGACCAGCACGGCGCGGGTCGCTGCTGTCGGGGAGTGGTCATGCCCGGTGAGACGGTGGCCAAGGGCTACGGCAGGGAGCACGTGCGGGAGCGCGAGCACTGGACCCGGGTGATCAGGGAACAGCGCGGGGTCCGCTGCCACGCTCGGACGTGCGTGATGCCGAGCAGGTGGATCCGGTGGGACGACGAGGTCAAGGAGCCCTGGGATCTCGGGCACACCGAGGACCGCACGGCGTGGACCGGACCAGAGCATCGGCGGTGCAACCGCCGAGCGGGCGCGGTCAACTCGAACCGCACAGGCAACCCAGGCTCGAGCAACCCCAGGCGACGCACGCGCAGACGTACCGGGCTGGTCGAGGTGAGCGTCGACCCGAGCGAACTGTGAGCAGGTAACAAACAGACCGTACGGTCTGTTATCCATGTCAGAAGCACAAACCACACACTTTGCGCCGGGGTAGGGGGTGGGAAATCAAGATCAAACTTCCTACTCGTCCGAGTCCAGTCATGCCCCGAATCTCCCCCCGGAGCCCTGGGCGCCACAAAGTGTGCGTTTACCTGTTTTTTCAAACCGCTCGGTCGGTTTCTGAGCGGCACGACAAAGTGTGCAGTTTGTTGTTTGCGTCAGAATTTCTATTGACGATTTCTTTGGAAAATCGGTACGACAAATTCTCGTGACGAGAATGGGTCACGAGAAATTCGGAGGAGGTGATCATGACCCCGATTATGGGTCTGCTGCCCCCGGCCAACATCCGGCCGCGCGGCGTGCGTCTGGACGCTGACGGTGATGCCTGGGTCGACCTACCGGCGGCCGAGGTGGTCGAGGCGGCCAAGGTCAACGGCTGCCCGGTGATCATCCTGGCCAGGGACGTGCCGGCGGCGAACGCGTTCCGCCGTGAGCACGGACTGTCGCGTCGGCAGGTCGTCTACGCCACGGAAGCGAGCGTCCGCGGATACACCGACTGCGAGATCGTGGTGCTGCCCCGGTGGCATGAGCGCCGCGACGCCGAGCGGATCTGGGCGGCGATGCTGCCGATGCTGTTGTGCAACAGGCCGCCACGCGCCGAGGACTGATCAAAAAAAATGCGGCCTGCGCCGATTCCGGACGAGGCGGTGTGGGACGGCGCCCAGCGGATGGTCGTGGCCGCCCCGGACGGCGACCTGACCCACTCGACGATCGCGCCGGTCGAGGTGCTTGTCAGCCCATCATGACCTCCGAGGAAGAGCGGCTCCGGCGGGCCGCCGACCGGCAGGCCCGGTACCGCGAGCGGGTCAAGCTGCACGGGCGGGGCGACCACTCGAAGTGCCTGCCGGACGCGGCGTGCCGACGGCCGGCGCCGGCGCCGGCCGACCTGAAGGAGCCGGGCGGTGACGCGGCTGAGGGCGTGACGCGTGACGTCACGGCACCCCCAAAAAACGAGGCGTCACACCGGCCGCCACCTGCGGATTTGGGTCCGGCGGGCCGCGAGCTCTGGGACCAGATGGCGGGCTTCAAGTTCGCCCCGCACCACATGCTGCTCCTGACCCGGCTGTGCCGGAAGGCGGACCGGCTCGAGGAGATGGACGAGGCTCTCCGCGGTCGGGGCTGGATCCATCTGGTGGAGCCCCCGGACGGCGACGGCACGGTGGTCGAGGTGGTCGTCGACAAGTTGCTGAGCGAGATCCGGCAGACGGAGATCGCGCTGAAGCTGGACGTCGCCGAGCTGCGGCACGCGGGCCGGCCGGCCGCTGCGAGCCCGGCCGCGCCGCCGGCGCCGGATCCGGTTGCGGAGGGTGGGGCCGAGGGTGGCAAGCACCGGGGCCTCGCCTCGATCCGAGGCGGACTCGACACTACGGGGTGACCTGCAGCCACGGGTCGACGTCCACCCGCCATACCAGCGGACCCTCGCCGAGGGGGTCATCGCAGTCGCTCGGCTGGCCGGGCTGGAGCTGGACTTCTGGCAGCAGCAGGCCCTGGTCACGCTGTGCTCGGTCCGCGAGGACGGCAAGTGGGCGGCGTTCGAGTACCTCGAGTGCGTCGCAAGGCAGAACGGGAAGGGCGGGATCCTCGAGGCGAGGGTGCTGGCCGGGCTGTTCCTCTTCGATGAGCGGCTGATCTTGTGGAGCGCTCACGAGTACAAGACCTCGATGGAGGCGTTCCGGCGGGTCGACGAGCTGCTCCGCAAGATGGGCACGTCGATCAACCAGAACCTGATCGCGATCGACGATGGCGAAGGCCACACGATCATGATCAAGGTTCACAACACGAACGGCGAGGAGTCGTTCGAGCGGCTGGACACCAGGCAGCGGTTGAAGTTCGTGGCCCGGTCGAAGGGCTCCGGCCGAGGCTTCTCCGGCGACCTGATCATCATCGACGAGGCGATGTTCTACACCGCGACCCAGCACGCCGCGCTGCTGTTCGCCCTGAGCGCCCGGCCCAACCCGCAGATCATCTACACCAGCACGCCGCCCCTGGACGGCGACTCCGGCGAGCAGCTCTTTGACCTGCAGGTTCGCGCTGAGGACATGCTGAAGGGCGCCGAGGCGGCCGCCGAGGAGGCGCTGGCGGTGCGGATCTGGGGCGCTGAGGGCGACCTGGACCACCTCGACAGGATCGATCTGGACGATCCGCGGAACGTCCAGATGGCGAACCCGGCGTTGAACATCCGGGTGACGATGGAGACCGTCCGGCGGGAGCGGCGGTCGCTGCGGGCCAACGGCGGGCTGGAGTTCGCGCGGGAGCGGCTGGGGATCTGGCCGCTGCCCCGGTCGATGGCCGGCGGGGTGATCGACCGGGAGCTGTGGGCGACGCTGCAGGACCCGGAGTCCAAGCGGGCCGGCGATGTCGCGATCGGGGTGCGGATCGCGCCGGAGCGGGACTACGCCGCGGTGGCGTTGTACGGGCCGGGGGAGGACGGCAACGGGCACGCCCGGCTGATCGCCCGGCGGGCCGGCACGGCGTGGATCGTGCCGATGCTGGTGACCCTGCGGGACGAGCTGGACCCCATCGCGATCGGCATGAACACCGCGACGTTCGCTTCGCTCGAGGCCGGGCTGTCCGCCGAGGGGTTCCTGCTGCCGGAGACGCCGTCGCATCCGTGGCGCGGTGAGCTGTTGGTGATCAACGCGACGGACTCGGCGGCCGCGTGCGGGCACCTGATCGACGCGGTGCGGGACATGACGTTCCGGGTGAGGCCGGATCCGGAGCACCCGGAGGTGCTCGACGACGCGGTGCTGGCGGCCAAGACCCGACGGGTGGGCGACGCGATCGCGTGGTCGAGCAAGGAAGACGAGGCGGAGATCAGCCCTGTGGGGGCGCTGACCGACGCACGATTCACCTATATCAGCAGGTCAGAGGCCCTTGAGACGGAGACGCTCGAGGGCTCGTTGATGGCGTAGGAGGACACGTGATCACGATCCGGATGCCGGCGCCGTCGAGCCTGCTGGTGGCGAACCTGCTGGGCGCGGTCGGCCTGCTGGTCATCGTCGCCGCGGTGGGCATGCTCGTCGGGTGGTCGTGGGCGCTGCTGACGGGCGGGATCTTCCTCGTCGGGCTGAGCCTGGTGGCCACCTCGCACGCCGCGGCGGCCGCCGAGGAGACCGCTCGGAAGGCGGTCACCGACGGCGATCACGCGCGGCTGACTGAGGTGCAGAGCGCGGCATGAAGCCGTGGCTGCTGCCGGCGAGTCGCCCGGCGCCCGTTGAGCCGGCCTCTGTGCCGCCCTCGTCGCCCGGGACGGAGCTGTCCTACCCGGTCGGCCGGGCGGTGGTGGAGCCGTTCGACAAGGCGCACGGGCACGACGACAGCCAGTTCGTCCCGGAGGAGTACGGGAACTACCTGGCGACGTCGAACGAGATCTACTCGGCGGCGCAGCTGCGGGCCCGGCTGATGGGCACGGTCCCGATGCGGTTGTTCAAGGGCCGCACCGAGGACAAGCGGGCGATGCCGGATCACCCGGCGTCGAAGCTGCTGGACTTCGTGAACCCGCACTGGACGCCGGCGCGGCTGGCTCGGATGGACGAGCTGAGCATGTGCCTGTTCGGCGAGTCGGTCTGGGCGATCCACCGCGAGAACGGGGTGCCCAAGGAGATCTGGTGGCTGAAGCCGTCCCGGCTGCTGCCCGTGCCGGACGAGGAGGACTACCTGTCGGGGTACCTGTACGAGTCGCAGGTCAACGGGCAGATCATCCGGTTCGATGCCGACGAGATCGTGTGGTTCCGGTATCCGAACCCGCTCGACGAGTTCAGTGCGTTCAGCCCGATCTCGGCGGCGCGGCTGGCCGCGGACACGGCGTCGGCGATGATGCAGGCCAACCGCAACCTGCACAAGCAGGGCGTGCAGATCGCCGGCATGGTGACCCCGAAGGGTGACCGGGTCCGCTACACCCCGGACCAAGCGCGCGAGCTCGCCGACGACCTGCAGACTCGGTTCGCCGGCGCGAAGAACGCGCACCGCTGGGCGGTGCTCCGCTACGAGGCCGAGTTCCACCCGGTGACCTTCTCCCCGAAGGACGCCGAGTTCGTGCTCGGTCTGGGCCTGACGCTGCGCCAGGTGTGCAACGCCTACGGCGTGCCGTCGCCGCTGCTGAACGACCTGGAGCACGCGACCCTGGCGAACGTCCGCGAGTTCCAGCTGGGTCTGTGGGAGCACGCCCTGGTGCCCGACTCGTGGCTGAAGGCGCAGGAGATCGAGGAGCAGTACCTCCCGAAGTTCCCCGGGTTCAACGACCTGCCCGACTACGTCGAGCCGAACTTCGATCACGTCGCGGCGCTGCAGGTGGCGAAGTCGGCGACCTGGGACCGGGACCGCCAGGCGCTCGAGGTCGGGGCGCTCACGATCAACGAGTGGCGCCGCAAGCAGGGCCTGCCCGCGGTGCCGTGGGGCGACGCGTTCTGGGCGCCGGTCAACAAGGCCCCGGTCGAGGACGCGAAGGCGCTGCCGCCGGCGGCTGGCGATGGCGAGGAGTCGGCGGCCGGGCCGTCGCCGGTCGAGGACGCGCAGGCGCTGTCGGTGCGAATCAACGCGGCCGGCATCTTGATCCGCTCCGGGTTCGACGCGAAGGCGTCAATGCGGGCGCTGAAGCTGCCGGAGATCGAGTACCTCCCGGTTCGGCCGGTGACGGTCCAGCCGATCGCGGCGGCCGAGGGTGGCGAGACGGATCCGGCAGCGGACCCCGCGGTGCCGGACGGCGCGCCCGTGGATCCGCCCGACGATCCGGATGCCGAGCCTCCCGATGACCCGCCGGATGACGCCCCGGCCGAGGACGCGCCCGAGGTGCCCGAGGAGCTGGCCGCCGAGGCGCTGCGCTGGGCGCGGGTCCTGGCGGCGATGGAGACCGAGTTGAGCATGAACGGGCACGGAGGGCACTGATGGCCGAGCACAAGCTGGCGTACGGCCGGGCGCAGCTGGACCGCGCGACGCTGGCCGACGGCGCACCGATGACGTTCGTGGCGTCCACGAACAAGATGAACCGCTACGGGTACGCGCTCCGCAACGACGGGTGGCGGCTGGACAACTACAACGCCAACCCGGTCGTGCTGTGGATGCACAACGTCTGTGCGCCGCCGATCGGCAAGGGCGTCGCCCTGTCGAAGAGCAACAAGATCATCCTCGACAAGACCGAGTTCGACACCGAGGACGAGCTCGGCGCCGCCGTCGACTCGAAGTACCGCCGCGGGTTCCTCAGCGCGGTGTCGGTCAGCTGGGACTTCACCAAGAAGGACGGCACGCCGGTCCTGGACTGGTGGCGGCTGAGCAACGACGAGATCCAGAACGAGATGTTCTACGACCTCTGCGAGGTCAGCGCGGTGACCGTGCCGGGCGACCCGCGGGCGGTGGCGAAGCAGTCTCGGCTGGCGCTGGTCAGCCTCGGCAAGGAGCTGGTCGAGCTGTTCGACGAGCAGGAGCACGGCTCGATCACGAAGCCGGAGCTGCAGGCCGCGGTCGCCGCCGAGCTCGAGCGGCTCGGCATCGACCTCACCGCGCTCGGCCAGGCGCCGCGCACCGGCCCGAAGGCCGACCCGGACGAGCCACCCGGCCTCGCCCCCGAAGACGTCCACCCGGCGGCAGACGAGCCGGTCGGTGTGGATCAGGATGCCGCGCGCAATGTGCTCGCGGCCTTCGCTCTCCAGGAGGAGGAGACGATCGATGAGTGACACCGTCACGCTGGAGACGATGGCCACGGACATCCGGGCCCGGCTCGACGCGATCGACAAGAGCATCTCGGACCGCACGTCGGACGAGGCGCTGACCAAGCTGGTGCGCGACGCGATCGCCGGCCTGTCCGACGACGAGAAGCGCAAGCTCCAGTTCGGCGGCGGCGAGGACCGCAAGCTGGTCGGCACCAAGTACGCGCGGTGGGGCCTGTCGATCGCCGACGTCGAACACCTGCACGACCTGCAGTCCAGCCTCCGCGGGCAGCGCAAGATCAACGGAGGCGTGTACGAGGGGCCGTCGGAGTCGCTGGCCAACACGTTCGAGGCGATCTCCGATGCGTACTACCTGTCGCAGGACCAGGTCCGCGAGCTGGACCGCAAGGCGCTCGACGACCTTTTTCCGCGCATCCCCTTGTCGGAGTTCCACGGCAAGGACCGGGCGCTCGCGAAGAAGGGCAAGTTCGAGCTGACCGGCGCCTATCAGCGGGCGGCGCTGGCGATGGACACCGCCGAGTCGGGGTTCGGCTCGCAGCTGGTCGGCGCGCAGTACGTCGGTGAGCTGTGGGAGGCGCCGCGCAAGCTGGGCCGGGTGTTCCCGCTGATCGACTCCTTCGAGATGACCGACCCGACGGCGTACCTGCCGGTCGAGGTGGACATCCCCGAGATGCTGTATGTCGCGGAGTCGACCACGTTCAACGCGACGAACTACGCGACCAGCAAGACGGGGTCGCAGCGGGTGCAGGTGGACGCGAAGAAGTTCGTGATCCACCAGATGTGGTCGGGCGAGATGGAGGAGGACTCGATCATCGCCTACATCCCGTTCCTGCGCCGGCAGGCGTCGATGTCGGTCGCGCACTACTCCGACAGCCTCGTGCTCAACGGTGACACCACGAACTCGGCCACCGGCAACATCAACCTGGACGACGCCGACCCGGCGGACACCAAGCACTACCTGGCGTTCGACGGCATCCGGCACGCCGCGCTGGTCGACAACACCGGCAACGCCGTGGACGCGGCCGGCGCACCGACCCTGGCGCTGCTCAACGCCCAGCGCGGGAAGATGATCGACCTCGCGAACAAGGTCGACTGGGGTCACCCGATCAACGCGAACGAGCTGGTGCACCTCGCGGACCCGGAGACCGCGGACAAGCTGGCGCTGCTGGACGACGTGCTCACGGTCGACAAGTACGGCCAGAACGCGACGATCCTCAACGGCGAGCTGGCGAAGATCCTTGGCAACCCGCTGGTGTCGACGATCGCCATGTCGAAGACCGAGGCCGACGGCAAGGTGTCGACCACCGCGAACAACAACACCAAGGGTCAGATCTCGACGTTCAACACCCGCGGCTTCAAGGCGGGCTGGCGGCGTCGGGTGATGGTCGAGACCGAGCGGCTGCCCGCGACCGACCAGACCCGCATCGTCTACAGCATGCGGCTCGGGTTCGGCCGGTTCACCCCGTCCGGCGCGGCGTCCGGCATCGAGGCCGCTGCGGCGCTCTACAACCTGTCCATCTGACCGACCGACGAGTGAGGGCCGCGCCCGGCTGGGCGCGGCCCTTCGCATTGGAGCATCCGTGTCTCGCGCCACTCAGATCGAACGCATCATCGCCAAGGGGCAGCTGGTCCCGCTGGTGTTCATGCAGGACGCCGTCGCGGCGTCCCAGACCGATGTCCAGCTGCTGGTCGCCGAGGTTGCCTCGGCAGCCGCGAACGCTGTCGACGGCTACGTCATGCCCTTCGACGGCGAGATCGTCGCCGTCACCGCCCGGCTCTCGGCCGCGGCGACGGCCGGCACGCTCACCGTCGGCCCGACGGTCGGCGGCACGGAGAAGACGGACCCGACTCTGTCGGTCACGACCGCCCAGTCGGCACGCGACACGGCCCCGCGCGGTGCCGCGGTGTTCGCCGCCGGCGACCTGGTCGGCGCCGAGATCACCACCGACGGCACCTGGGACGCCACGACAGCCGACCTCGCCGTGGTCGTCTGGGTGCTGCTGCACCTCGAGGGGATCTGATGGCCGGCGAGGTCCTGCAGGGGCCGGTCGAGTTCGTCCGTCGCGCTGACGGCCGGATCGAGATCAAGTCGGCGCCGCCGAACACCCTGATGTCCCTCGAGTTCCTCAACCGGGCCGACCCGGCGGTGTTCCGAGTCGGCGGCCGGGAGGTCACCCTGGCCGGCCAGGTCACCTATCGAGTCGTGGGCTGGGACAACGTCCAGTCGGCGCTCATCCTCGAGCGAGTCGGAGGCGGAGTCTGATGCGCTACACCGTGCGACACCGCTACGCGGCCGCGCGCGACGGCCAGACGTTCGGGCCGTGGGAGCCGGGCACCGAGGTCGAGCTCGACGAGCCGGACGCCGAGTGGGTCAACCGAGACTCGGCGGACACGCTGAAGCCGGTCACCGACCCTCACCCGGAGCCGGAGCCGGAGCCGGAGCCGGAGCCGGAGCCGGAGCCGGAGCCGGAGCCGGAGCCGGAGCCGGAGCCCGAGCCCGAGCCCGAGCCCGAGCCCGAGCCCGAGCCCGAGCCCGAGCCGACGAAGGTTCCCCGTGGTCGCGGACGGGCGAAGCCATGAGGCCCTCGCAGATCCAGGAACTCGCGGCGACCGGCGACGTCACCACCCGCGACACCTACCTGCGGGGCGTCGTGCTCACCGCCGCGGCGGCCACGTCGACCGTGACGGTGAAGGCGGGCGGCTCCGGCGGCACCACGATCCTCACCCTGTCGGCGATCGCGAACACCACGGCGACCGTCCAGCTGGACGACGTGCAGTGCTCCGAGGGCGTGCACGCCACGCTGACCGGCGCGGCCGCGGTCGCCTCCTTCATCTACGCCTGAGGGGGTGCAGCTGTGGATCCGTGGTACTGCACCCGGGAGCAGGTCAAGGCCGCGCTCGACAGCAAGGAGACGGCGCGCAACAACGGCCAGGTGGACCGGGCGATCGGCCGCGGGGCGCGGTCGGTGGACGAGCAGATGCACCGCCGCGACGGCGGGTTCTTCCCGACGGTGGCCACCCGCTACTTCGACTGGCCCACCGAATATTCCAGCAACGGGTACCGGTTGTGGCTCGACGAGCACGAGCTGATCGAGCTCACGTCGATCGAGGCGGGCGGGACAGCGATCAGCGGGTACCTGCTGGAGCCCCGCAACGACGGCCCGCCCTACTCCAGCGTGGACATCAACCGGTCCACATCGGACACGTTCATGCACGGCGACATCGCGCAGCGGCGGATGCAGCTGGTCGGCGTGTGGGGCTTCTGGGATCGGTCGGAGCCGGCCGGCGCGCTCGCGGCCGTCGTCGGCGACGAGACAACCCGGACGGTCACGGTCACCGACTCGGCCGCGGTCGGTGTCGGGCAGCTGATCAAGGTCGACTCCGAGCGGATGACGGTCACCGCGAAGTCCATGGTGGACACCGGCCAGAACCTCGGCGCCGACCTGGGGTCCACTGTGGATGCCGAGACGGTGGCCGTCGGCTCCGGGGCGGCGTTCACCATCGGCGAGGTCGTCCTGGTCGGCGCGGAGAAGATGCTGATCGTCGAGATCGCCGGCGACAACCTGATCGTCAAGCGGAAATGGGACGGCAGCACGCTGGCCGCGCACACCACGGGCGCTGACGTGTACGCGCCGCGGCAGCTGACGGTCGAACGCGGCGTGCGCGGTACCGCCGCGGCCGCGCACAGCACCGCCGTGGCGGTCGTCCGGCAGGTGGTGCCGGACCTGATCCGGGACCTGAACATCGCCGAAGCGCTAGTCGGGCTGCAGCAGGAGAACGCAGGCTACGGCCGCGTGATCGGGTCCGGCGACGCGCAGCGCGAGGCCTCCGGCAAGGGCCTCGAGGACCTACGGGTCCTGGCTTACGCCGCCTACGGCCGCAAGGTTTTCTGAGCACTCGACAGGGGAGATGGCAATGACCGATCCGCAGACCGATCTGCAGTACGGGCCGAACCCGACCAGCCAGGGGATCCGCGGCTACCAGAACCTGCCCGGCGACAAGGTCGACGTGATCAACGGAGTCAAGCTCGCCGAGGAGGACCTGGCCGCCGTGTGGGGTCGGGTCGAGCGCCTGGCCTACACCGACCCGCGCTGGCTGGCCATCGCACGCACGCACTTCCAAGAGGGCTTCTCGGCTCTCGTCCGGTCGATCGCCCAGCCCGCGGACCCGTTCGCGCGCGCCTTCGCGGACAACCAGCAGGACGAGGCCGAAGGCACCATCCCCCGCCGATGACCGTCGAGTTCTCCGGGCCGCTGTTCGACGGCACCGCGGGCAAGCTGCTCGAGCGGGGCGCGGAGGCGGCCGAGGAGCAGGTGGCGCTGTCGGTGCGCGATCAGGTGCGGCAGATCCTGCGCCGCTCGGCGCGCCGGCCGACCGGCTACTACGAGTCCCGGGTGGTGGTCGAGCGGGCGCGCGGCGACCGGGTGGTGCGCAACGACCTGGTCTACGACGACTGGCTGGAAGGCAACTCGCGCCGCAACAGCGCGTCGCGGTTCAAGGGGTACCGGCACTGGGAGCGGGCGGCCGCGCAGGCCGAGGGCCAGGCCGGCCGGGTCGCCGAGCAGGTGCTCGGCCCGTACATCGATCGGATGGGCTGACCTATGGCGTTCAACGAGGATGTGGTCGACTGGATCACCGGTGAGATCGTCAGCATCGGTCTCGCTGACGGCGCGACCGCGGGCGACGAGATCTCCGGCAACGGGTATGCGGCGCTCGCCCCGACCTACGGCGCGGCGAGCTCGGGCGCGGCGGACATCACCGGCACCCTGGAGTTCGACGGCCCCGCGAACGCCGGGCCGATCACGCACCTGATCTTCCGCAACGCGGCCGGCGTGTGGGTGATCCGGCCGGCCGCGTCCCCGGTGTCGTTCAACTCCGACGGCCGGCTGGATCTCACGTCGGCCGAGGTGACCTCCACGTTCGGGACCTGATCCCGTGGCGTGGCTGGCGCTGTTCCATTTCGACGACACCGACACGTCCACCGCGGTCGACGTGTCGGGCAACGGTTACGACATCGACCTCACCGGCCTCGGGTCGCAAGTGGACAGCGCGGGCGTCCTCGACGACGGCGCCCTCTCGAAGACCGACAGCGGAACTATCCCGCTGCCGGCTGGGCTGCTCGCCGCGTCGGAGACCGACGACCGCTCGGTCATGGTCGACGGCGCGGCGCAGCGCACCACCTGGTGGGTGCGGTGGGAGAGCGCGAGTCTCGACACCGGGGTGTTCGGGCTGCTGTCCCTTGACGGTGGCGCGACGATCACCACCCGTGCCCGCGACCAGGGCAACAGCAGTCCGTCCGGGGCCAACACCGTCGGCGCGCTCGAGGACGGCGAGCGGCACAACTACGCGCTGACCTACCAGCGGTCGACCGGGGTCCTGTCGCGCTACTACGACGGCGCGCTGGTCGGCGCGCAGGCGTTCGCGCCGGGCACCGCGCTGTACGTGGGCGCCGACGGGCTGAACATCGCCGAGTGGGCCTCGGCGGGCGCGGCGCTGGACAACCTGCGGATCGCCGACCACTGCGCGGACGCCACCGAGATCGCGGCGCTCGCCGGCGCACCGGTCACCGCGGGCCCAGCACCGGTCGACGAGATCACCGGCACCCTGCCCGTCGAGCTCGGTATGGGCGGCACGCTCGACGCGCCCGCCGCCACGGTCGCCGAGCTGGCCGGCACCGTGCCCGTGGCCATCTCGGTGACCGGCGTGCTGGACGCCCCGGCTGCCACCGTCCCGGAGCTGAGCGCCACGCTCGCGGTCGAGTTAGACCTGGCCGGTGTGCTGACCGCCCCGACGCCCGCCGTGGGCGAGCTGACCGCCACGCTGCCCGTCTCGGTGACGATCGGCGGAGTGCTCGACGCACCGGCCGCCACGGTCGGAGAACTGGCCGGCGCGCTGTCCACAGTGGTCGATCTGGGCGGGGTGCTGCTCACCCCGGCGACGTCGATTCCAGAGCTGGCCGGCCCGATAGCCGTTGACCTCGCGGTCGGCGGCGAACTCGCAACGGTGACAGCCGTGGTGCCGCACCTCGTCGGCGGCATCCACCTGCAGCTCGTACTCGAAGGGACGCTCGATAACGGCGAGACGCCGGTAACCGTTGGGGGGTCGGGGTTGAACACGAAGGGGATCACCGCGGGGTTCGAGTCGCTGATCGCCGCGCTCGGCCACTTCGAGACGACGAACGGCGGCGGCGACCCGGAGAGCGTGGTCGGCAACGGGCTGCACTGCCGGCACTGGCCGCAGGTCATCGAGCCGGTCGCCGAGGCGTCCGGCCTGGGCGCCGTGAGCGTGCGCCTCGAGCTGAAGGTCCGGATCTACGGCGCGGTGCAATCCCTGCCGCGGGACGAGATCGACGAGGACCTCCTCGACGCGGTCGACGCGATCTGCAACGCGTTCGCCGGCGGCTTCACGATCGACGGCCAGGTCCGCAACGTCGACATCTACGGGGCGCACGGCCTGAAGATGCGCGGCGACGCCGGCTACCTCGACGTGCAGGAAGGCACCTGCCGGGTGCTCACCATCACCCTGCCGATGATCATCAACGATGTGTGGATCTTGGAGGGCTGACATGGCTCTGTTGGTGTGTACCAACGACGGCGTGCTGCACTCGGTCGGCTCTGAGGCGTGCCCGCAGTGCGGGTGCACGGAGCGGGTCGAGCAGGGCTCGCCGGAGCACGAGGCGCTGCTGGCCGCCCGCGGCGAGCGCGTCCCGGGTGACGGCGACGCCTCGGCCGGCGGCGACGTGGGTGACGACGTCCCGGACGCCACCGTCGACGAGGTCATGGCGTGGGTCGGTGAAGACGGGGCGCGGGCGCTGCGGGCGCTCACGAAGGAGCAGGCGGCCGCCCGGCCGCGCCTGTCGCTGGTGAACCAGCTGGGCGAGCTGGTCGACGAGGCGGGCAGCTAGGTGGGCAAGCAGAGCGGTCTGCGCCAGGGCCTGTACGTGGACGGGCTGAACATCTCCGGCGACGTCCAGACGTTCAGCAAGCTCGGCGGCGGGTGCGCGGTGCTGGAGTTCACCGGCATCGACAAGGAGGCGTTCGAGCGCAAGGGCGGGCTGCGCGACGGCGGGATCGACGCGGTCACCTACTTCAACCCCGGCTCGCTGAACTGGGCCACGCCGCTCGTCGACACCGGCTCGCACGCGCTGCTCCGTCAGATGTCGCTGCCCGACAAGGTCCTGACGTTCGTCGACCTGCAGTCCGGCGTCGCGGCCGGCATGGTGGCTAAGCAGGGCACCTACGACGCGACCCGCGCGGCAGACGGCGCGCTCACCATCGCGGTGTCCACTGTGGCCAGCGGGTTCGGATTCGAGTGGGGCGACGCGCTGACCTCCGGTGTCCGCACCGACACCACGGCAACCAACGGAGCAGGGCTCGACGGCGTCGCGGCCACCGCGTTCGGCGCGCAGGCCTACCTCCAGGCGTTCAACCTGGTGGGCACGAACGTCGTGGTCAAGATCCAGGACAGCGCGGACAACGTGTCGTTCGCCGACGTGGCCGGGCTGACGTTCACGTCGGTCACCGCGACGCCGGCCGCCGAGCGGCTCCAGACCGGCCGTACCGCGACGATCCGGCGCTACCTGCGCGCGGTCACCACTGGCACGTTCACCTCGGCCAGCTTCGCCGTGATGGTCGTGCGCAACCAGACGCAGGTCGACTTCTGATGATGAGCCGGCCGCTGTGCCGCCCCGAGCAGCGCATCCCCGTCCAGGGCATGCAGACCCACCACATCCTGGCGCCGGTCGCGACTCACTGGCGTCGCGCGTCCTGCGAGGAGATCGGCTGCCTGGCCTTCCATCACGGCTGGGTGCTGCCGCTCGAGGGCCTGGACGAGGGCGACATCTGGCAGGCGCGCAACTCCGGCCGGCGCTACCAGCAGCAGACCAACGAGGCCGACAAGGCTTTCCTGCATTTCGAGGCCGGCCAGCCGTGCTTCCGCGCCAGCACGCACCAGGTGCGCCTCGACCGCCCGGAGCTGTTCATCGTCCGCAACGGCGACTGGCGCGGCACCGACGGTGCCGCGCCGATCCGGTTCTCCGGAGCCGACGCCTGGGCCGACCACCTCGGCACCCACCTCGACAAGTTCAGGGAGTGAGGAACTGACCCATGGCCAAGTTCGCAGCCATGAATCCGGAGCCTGTGGACGCGCTGAAGCGCGCCGGACTCGCGGACGAGAACACCCGCCGCGTGGTGATCGACATCCAGGCCGACCACGCCGTCGTGGTCCACACCGAGAAGTTCGTCGACGACTCCGTGATCGACGTCATCCAGACCCTGAGCGGGGTCGAGATCACCAGGAAGGACTCCGATGGCTAAGCAATCAGGTCTCGGCTGGACCACGTTCAGTGTGGACGACAGCGGGGGCACCCCGGTGGCGATCAAGAACGACATCACCAACCTGCAGTGCGCCACGCCGCGCGGCGTGCAGGACGTGACCGGCATCGACAAGTCGGCCAACGAGCGGCTGCTGCTGCTCGCCGACGTGAGCTACACGCTCAACGGCGTGGTGAACACGACGGTCAGCCACGCGGTCTTCAAGACGGTCCCCTCGACGTCGGTCGCCCGGACGGTGACCAACGTGATCAGCAGCCAGACGCTGGCGGCCGAGGTGCTGTTCACTGATTACAACCAGACCCGTGCCACGGACGGCGCGTGGACCTGGTCGGCGCCCGGCGTGCTCGCCGACGGCACCGTGCCGGCCTGGAGCTAACGCGCGATGGCGCACGACCGGCGCGACGGCCAGACCGTCTACAAGCTCGTGTTCCCGGACCGTCCCGGCCTGACGGTGCGGGTCCGGCGCGCGAGCCTGGCAGGCATGATCGATCTGGCCGAGGCGACGCCGGTGCTGCGCCGCAACGCACAGCGGGACGAGGCTCGGACCGAGCTGGAGAACCTGCACGCCTGGCGCCGCATCGCCCGCGCGTTCGCGTCGGCTCTGCTCGAGTGGGACCTGTTCGACGGCGGGGCGCCGGTGTCGGCCACCTTCGCCGGCGTGATGACGCTCGAGCTGGACGAGATCATGGCGCTCGTTCAGGGCTGGCGGCAGGCGATGGCCGCGCCGGTGCAGTTCGAGGACGACGAGCCAGACGAGGGCCTGGCCCCAGGCCTGGGCGACGAGCCTCCGGTCGATGAGCTCGACGAGGAGTGGCTCGCGCAGCTCCCCGCGCAGGTAGCACCGGAACCGGTAGAGCAGCTCGTCGAGGCGGTGCCCGCCGATGTCTAACGAGATCCAGGTTGTCGTCAAGTCCAAGGACCTGAGCAAGCTCGACAAGGTCGGCGACGACGCCAAGCGTGCCGGCAAGGAGATCGGCACCGGCCTGGAGAAGGGGTTCAAGGAGGGCGAGCAGGCCGGCGAGAGGTCCACGTCGTCGATCCGGAAGTCACTCGGCAAGCTGACCGACGCCGGCAAGGAAGCCGGCAAGGGCATGGGCGAGGGCATCACCGGGTCGCTCGGCGAGGTCGGCAAAGTGGCTGGCATCGCGGCGGCCGGCGCACTCATCGGTGATCAGCTGATGCAGGGTCTGGAGCGCCAGTTCGAGGAGCAGAAGGTCGGCGGCCTGATCGCGGCGCAGACCGGGCAGGCGTCCTCGGCCGCCGGGCAGCTGGGCGAGACTGCGGGCGCCGTCTTCTACGACAACTTCGGCGAGTCGATCGAGCAGGTCGGCGAGGCGATGACCGCGGCATTCCAGAACAAGCTGATCGACACCTCGGCGTCACAGGAAGAGATCAAGAAGGTCACCGAGTCCGTCATCACGCTGGGCCAGGTGTCCGGTGAGTCGTTCAACGAACTGTCCCGATCGGCCAGTCAGATGGTCAAGACCGGGTTGGCCGGCAACGTCACCGAAGCCATGGACTTGATCGACCACGCTGTCGACAAAGGACTCAACTCCAGCGAGGACCTGCTGGATACGGTCACCGAGTACGGCACCAAGTTCCGCGGTCTCGGCCTCAACGGGCAAGAGGCGTTCGGCCTGATCTCGCAGGCGATGGATGCGGGTGCCCGGGACACCGACACCGCGGCCGACGCCTTGAAAGAATTCCAGATCCGCGCGCAGGACATGAGCGTCACCACGACGCGCGGATTCGAGACCGTCGGGCTGAACGCCGGCAAGATGGGCGACATGATCGCCGCTGGCGGGAAGCCGGCCAAGGAAGCATTGCGGCAGACGCTGAATGCGTTGCAGTCCATGCCGCCCTCGGTGGAGCGGAGTCAGGCCGCCGTCGATCTATTCGGAACCAAGGCCGAGGACCTCGGCGACGCATTGTATTCGATGGACCTCGACGACGCAGCCGAGCAGTTCGGCGACTTCGCTGGCTCGGTCGGCGAGGATATGGATACGATTTCCGCGACGACACCGATCGTGGAGCAGTGGGGCAAGAACTTCCAAAAGGTCTTGGACGGGATCGGCGACGGTTTCGAGGGTGCTCGCGCCGGGTTCAACAACTTCATGGACGGGCTGAGCGGGGTTGAGGGTGGTAACGAAGCTGCCCTGGCGGCCATCAACAATCTCGGGGATTCGACCGACGACGAGACGGAAAAGTCCAAAGAGAACGCTGAGCAGCACAAAGAGACATCCACCGAGATCCGGACCCATGTTCAGTCGTTGGATGAGCTGATTGCCGCGCAAATGGAAGCGGCCGGCGTGGTGCTGAATGAGCGCGACGCCCTTCGGGACTACCGGAAGTCCGTCAGTGAGGCGACGGACGCCGTCGATAAGCACAAGGCTGTGTCCGATGATGAGGCGGAGAAACTTGACAATGTAGCCAAGACCGCGCTCGACGCGGCGGACGCGATGAACAAGAACGGCCGGTCGACGGACGAAGTAAACAAGGTCGTCAACAACGCCCGCGCCAGGTTCATCGCGCTGGCGCAGAAGATGGGGTACAGCCGGGACGAGGCGATCAACCTGGCCAACAGTCTCAAGCTGATCCCGCGCAAGGTGGACACGACCGTCGTGCTGCGCGCGCAGGCCGCGCGGGCGAACCTGGACGCCTACCAGCGAGCGTTGAACAACCTGCATGACAAGACCGTCACCGTCACGACCTACGTCCGTGGCGCGAACATCACCGGGAGTGGCGGGCACCAGTTCCTCAGTCAGGCGCGCGGCGGAATCTCAACCACGATCGGCCACGCCGCGGAAGGCGGCGCGCACAGCGGGACGACGCTGATCAACGAAGCCGGTCCAGAAGCGGTCAAGCTGCCGAACGGGTCGACGGTCATGACGGCCGGCGCGACCCGGGCGCTCGCCGAGCGCGGTCTGCTCGGCGACGTCGGCGTGCTGGAGACCGCGGCCACTGGCGGCGCGCGCGGCCGGGGGGTGCCGGCCTACCAGCGCAGCGGCCAGGTCAACGTCGCTCAGGGGCAGCACTCTGCCCAGTTCATCCAGAACCTGATCAGTCAGGGCTGGCGCGCGATGGACGGCGACATGTCGCGGCTGTTCGCGCCCTGGCTCCAGGATCGGGCCGGCGCTCGCCGACGGTTCTCCTCGCCGCACGTCGTGGCTTCTGGCGGGCACGGCGGCATCCTGGAGAGCGGGCAGCGCACGCAGCCGATCACCGGCACCGCGGCCGCACCGGAGGTCGGCGTGCACGTCTCCGGCGACGCGGATCAGGCCGTCGGCGCCATGATCAACAGGTTGGTGCGAGACGGCCTGATCAAGGTCACGGTGCGATCATGAGCCTGGATCTGGCCTCGTGGCCGCGGCGGATCTATGCCGAGCTGTTCCTGTCCGGCGACTGGCGCCCGGTGGGCCAGCACGTGCTCCAGTTGCCGGACATCACCATCTTTCGCGGCACTCCGAACGAGTCGGACGATCCTCCCCCGGCGACGTGCACCTTCACGCTCAACGACAGCGCCGACAAGGGCAACGGCGACTACAACCCGTACAGCCCAGTCGGCCAGTGGTACGGCCAGCTCACCCGCAACGTCCCTGTGCGCGTCGGCTTGGAGGTCGGGCAGGACGCGTTCGCCCGCACGTCCGCCTCCAACTGGGGCACCTCGCCCGACAACGGCGTGTGGTCGCCACGATCCACGGGGAACTCGGTGTCCGGCGGCGAGGGCCGGCAGTCCATCTCGTTGGCGAACACCTACGACTTCAGCTACTTGAGCACCGTGGATGCACGCGACGTCGACGTCAGCGTTTCGGTCACCATCGATTCGATCTCCAACATTGCCGGCGGCGCGCTGGAGCCGGCCAACATCCTGCTGCGCGGCCAGGACCTCACGCACTACTACATCTGCCGGATGGCGATCAGCGCGTCCGAAGTGGTCACCGTCGAGATCCGCGACGTGGACTTCGAACTGCTCGCCGGGCCGGTCACCCTCGGTACCGCCTACACCGGGCAGCAGTGGCGCGTGCGGGCGCAGGCCGAGGGCCGCAGTCTTCGGTTCAAGGCGTGGCCGGCAGCTGGTGCCGAGCCGCTCGACTGGGACGTCATCGCGTCGGACCGCACCTTCTACCCGTCCGGGTGGGTCGGCGTCCGCTCAGGCGTGGCACTGGGCAACAGCAACACCAAACCGATCGTGTTCCGCTACGACAACTTCGAGCTCCGGCTGCCGCGCTTCGAGGGCGAGACGACACGGTTGGTGCCGGACGCCGACTCGACGATGACGCTGCGCACCACGTCAGTGCGTTGCTCGGACATCACTCAGCGGCTGTCTCAGGGCAAGTCTCCGGTGACCTCGCCGATGCGGCGAAGCATCGCCGCGAACGCGGTGTCCAACGGCGTGTTCGCCTACTACCCGGCCGAGGATGGCCGCTTCACCACGAGCATCGCGCCGGGCCTGTCGCACGAACCGATGCAGGTTCTCTACGGCGTGCTGAGTGCGAAGTTCGGCGAGAGCGAGATCTTCCCCGGCTCGCTGCCGCTGCCGGAGATCGGTACCACCGAGTTCCGCGCGACGATGCCCGCGCACACCGTCACCGGCAACTATCAGTGGCGCTCGGTGATGCTCATCCCCGGCGGCCAGGACGACACCGCGATCTTCGCCTATCAGCTGACCACCACCGGGTCCGCGTCCAAGTGGCATGTTCAGCTCGAGCAAGACGGGTCGCTGTCGGTCCGGGCGTTCAGCGGTGGTCTCGCAGGGGGCATCATCCTCGACGACTTCGGCAACGCGGTCACCACCGACATCCCGATGTACCTCCAGCTGAGCTTGAGCCAGAACGGTGCGAACATCGACTACGAGCTCAGGTACATGACGCTGGGTGAAGGAGCCACCGCGCACATCATCACCAGCGGCACGGTGAACAGCCAGACACTGGGCGCCGCCACCTTGCTCGACATCATCGGCGGTGTGCCGGACTCCGGGTTCCCCGGGCCGAATGGCGCGGTCGTCGGACACTTCTCTATCGGCAACAGCATCGCCCAGCTCACCGCGGCAAACGTCTACTTCAACAGCTACGACGGGGAGACGGTCTACGACCGCATGACCCGACTGTCCGAAGAGAACGGACTCCCCGCATTTGGTGACCTGTATGACGATGCCGAGGCCGACGACACGATGGGTCCACAAAGGCCGGACACCTTGCTCAACAATGTGCGGGAATGCGCGCGCACCAACCACGGCATCCTGTTCTCTCCCAAGGGTGATCGCACCATGGCCTATCGGCGTCTGGAGTCGCTCTACGATCCGGAGCCGCTCGCTTCGCTGGACCACGCCGATGGAATCTTCCAACCCGGGTTCCGGCCGGTGAACGATGACTTCAACCCGCGCAACGACGTGACTGTGCAGCGACGCGACGGCGGATCGGCGCAAGCGGTGCGCGAGGACGGCCCGAACAACGCACTCGATCCAGGCACCGCGGACGGGGCGGTTGGCACCTACGCCACCACGTACCAGGTGAACTGCGAGACCGACGACCAGGCCGCGTACTCGGCCGGCTGGCTGCTGCATCTCGGCACCACAGACGAACCGCGGTTCCCGGAGATCCCGCTGGAGCTGTCGTCGATCGAGCTGCGCGACGACCCGGCCACGCAGTCCGCGTTGCTCGACTGCGGACCGGGCGACGCGCTCGAACTGGTGAACCTGACGAAGTGGGGGATCTACGAACCAGCGGTGGAGATGATCCTCGGCTACACCGAGCGGTTCAACACCACGTACCGGCACCTGATCACCTTCAACGCGGTGCCGGCCAAGCCGTACACCATCGGTTCGCTGGACGATGGATCGATTCGACTGGACTCCGGTAGCTCAACCTTGAACGAGGATCTCACCGACACAGAGACCGGTGTCGACGTGGCCACGTCTGACCCCAACGACTTGTGGATCACCACCGCGTCGAACCCGGGCGACTTCCCGTTCGACGTCACGATGACCGGAGAGCGGGTGACCGTCACCGCGATCACCGGATCGAGCTCGCCGCAGACATTCACGGTGACCAGGTCGGTGAACGGTGTAGTCAAGGAACACTTTGCCGGCGAGAAGGTCTCGCTGTCTGACCCGTACTACGTGGCACGGTAGGGAGATCGGGCTATGGCATTCGGGTCAGGTGCGCGGCTCACGGCGGGGTTGCTCAACGGTACGTTCCCGCCGTCCAGCAGCGACACTCAAGTCACGTTGGGCAGCACGACAAGCACGAGTTTTGTCGAGACGCTGACGGGCGGCACGGCGTGCTCGTTCACGTTCGTCGCTCCGCTGTCCGGTGCGGTCATCGTCAACAACAGCGGGCTGGTCGACCAGAACACGAGTACCACCGCACGCGGCTACCTGGGTTGGATCATCCGAGAGGGCGGCTCCATCGGATCGGGAACCACGTTCCTCGCCGCGACTGACGACGACTGCGTCACCAACATCGGACTCGACGACATCAGCGCGGGGCGCGCACGCCGTGTCACCGGGTTGACTGCCGGTGGCATCTACAACATCCGTCAGCGTTTCCGCACCAGCGCGGCCGCAGGCACTGGTGCGGTGTTCGTCGGTAAGCACCTGGCCGTGGTACCGGTTGTCTAAATAGGTCGGAGAATTCGAATGGTCCTGGTCACCGCGAATGTTCGTCAGGTTGACGGAGAGTGGGAGGCTGTCGCGCACGCCGACAAGCCCTACCGGGTCGCCGCCGCCACCGAGGATGCGGTCAAGGCAGCGTTCATCGAGTACTACTACACCGAGTACAGCAAGATTGAGCCGGACGCCTTCAGTGAGCCGCTGACCGCGGACGAGGTGGACTGGACCTATCGTCGTGACGGCTGACCGGGGCCGGTCCTAGGCCGACAGCTCCCGGGCTATCCGCATCTCCCCCTGGCTTTGAAGCGCCTGGCCGTCACACCCGAGGCCGCCTAGGGCGCGCCCTACCTTGCGGTCAACTGGCCGAACCAGAACGTATTCAGGGGGGCTGAGGGGGTGTAGGTGAGTGAGCTCCGCGATCTGCTCATCGCGATCTCGGTCGCGGTGCCCGCGCTCGCCTCAGCTTTCGTGCTCGTCTGGAACACCGTCCGCGGCGCACAGAGCAAACCCCAGCAGGTCGCCAAGAGCGCGGCCGAGGAGACCGCGGCCGCCATCCGCGACGCTCTCGCGGACGACGACCTGTCCGAAGAGGACGTTGCCGCGATCCATCAGGCGCTGCGCCGGCGGGATGGTGATCCGGGTGGGTGATCCGAGTGGGGTGATCCGAGCGTGACTGGTGAGGAGAAGATGCGCAGCCTGACCGACATGGCCGCGCGCCGCGCCGTCAGGCGCACCGATCCCGGGGCGGCCCGGCGGACAGTGCTGATGGTCGTGGCCACGGTCGTGCTCGCGGTGTGTCTTGCCGGCGGCTACTGGTACTTCTCGTGGCGGATCGGCTCGCTGCAGGACCAGCTGGCCGGGTCGGGCAGCGACGTTCGCCAGCTGGCCGAGCAGGTCGAGCAGCTCGGCGGCACACCGGTCGTGCAGCCACCACCGGCCGGCGAGCCGGGCGAGCCCGGCGCAACCGGCCCGCCGGGACCATCAGGACGGCCGGGCCGCGACGGCGCGGACGGCGAGAACGGAAAGGACGGTCGGCCGGGCCCGCCCGGCACGGACGGCCAGAGCGGCGCCACGCCGCCGTGCGCGGCCGAGCCGGCCCAGTGCCAGGGGTCGGCTGGACGAGACGGCCAGGACGGCGCTGCGGGCGCGGACGGAGTCCCCGGAGCGCCCGGCGCCGACGGCGCGCCCGGTCGGGACGGGGCTCCGCCGGCCGGGTGGACGTGGACCGACGACGTCGGCCGCGCGCAGTCCTGCACGCGCACCGGCGGGCCGGACACCGCGCCGGTCTACGAGTGCACCACCGCGCCACCCGCCGACACCGTCCCCCCAACGGTGCCCCCGACCGTGCCCGGTGCCCCGCTGCTGCCGCTCCCCGGAGGATGATCATGGCTTTCTCGCAGAACGGCTGGCCGGTCAACCCGCCCCGCCGGCTCCGCCTCGTCGCCGGCACCCGGGACGTGCGGGTCACCGTCGCCGACGGCCCGCCCGGCGACGTCCTGATGCACGTGCTCGCCCAGGTGCACGCCCGCGTCGAGTCCCTCGAGCTCGACGGCGCCCGCGGCGAGCTCGACGACTGGGGCTGGGCCAACCGCCCGATCCGCGGCGGCACCGCCACCAGCAACCACGCCAGCGGCACCGCCGTCGACGGCAACGCCACCCGCCACCCCCTCGGCGTCAAGAACACCTTCAACCCGAAGCAGGTGGCCGAGATCCACCGGATCCTCGCCGAGGTCGACCACGTCGTGCGGTGGGGCGGGGACTACACCGGCCGCGTCGACGAGATGCACTTCGAGATCGTCGACGACCCCGACGACGTCGCCCGCGTCGCGGCGCGACTGTCCATAGAGGAGGACGAGATGAGTGCCAAGGCTGAGCGGCAGATCGACGAGCTGCACCGGCTGTACCGCAAGGGAAACCCGAGCCCCGGTGTCAAACAGACCGCGGGCGAGATGACCCTGATCATCGTCGAGATGCTGCATCGGGGTCGCCGGCAGGAGACGGCGCTCAACGCGCTCGCGGCCGCGGTCGCCGCCGACCGGGACCTCGACCCGAAGCAGTTCGCAGCGCTGGTCGACCAGGCCGTCGCCGAGCACTCGCCGACCGCGGCCGAGGTCGCCGCGGCGCAGCGCCCGTTCCTCGACGAGCTCGTGCGCGAGGTCGTGCCCGCCATCGTGGGCGACGAGCAGGCCGATCGAATCATCGAAGCGCTCGCCGAGAAGCTCGGCGCGACAACCGAAGGGAACTGATCATGATCACGGCGAAGGTTCATTGCACGTCCAAGCTGATCACGGGCAGCGGTGAGCACCAGACAACGACGGTCGGCTTTCAGCCGGACTACGCCGAGGGCCGCAACAAGGAGTGGGCCGCGGCCACCCCGACCCTCGATCTGAGGATCGGACTCCGGGGCGACCTGGCCGACCGGTTCGACCTCGACAAGAGCTACACCCTGACCTTCTCCGACGAGGAGGACTGATCACAGTGGACCGTGACGTTCGCGATCTTCGTGACCCGCTCCGTGTCCGGCCCCGGCCGATCATGGCCGCGGCCGCCAGCCTGTCCAGGATCCTCGGTGTCGCCGGCAGCCTGGTCACCGCACTCGTCGGCTGGTCCATCCTCACCGCGGTCCAGGGCGACGCGCTCACCGGGCTGCTCGGCGCGATCCCCGGCGCGGTCACCGCGGTCACCACCGTGCTGACCGCGTTCGGCATCGTGCGTCGCGCCGAACCTCAGGTCACGCCACTGTCCTCCCCGCGCAACAACGTCGGCCAGGACCTCCGACCCGCCAGCCCGCCGGGCGAGTTCAGCTCCGGGCTGGGCCCGTACGACGCGGACATCGAGGAGTAGCCACCGTGATCTCAACCCAGGCCGAGCTCGAAGCGGCTCTGCTCGCCGGCGGCGACATCGTGGTCGACAGCGGTGTCACCATCGACCTGACGGCCACGATGCAGGTCACCCAGCCCAGCCGGATCCGCGGCGGGCGCTTCACCCGCGACAGCGGGCCCGCGTTCGAGATCACCAGCGCCGGCGTCGACGTCGACGACGTCGAGATCACCGGCGGCGGCGCGGCCGCCGGCTACGACCCGACGCAGAAGCTGATCTACGCGCACGGCGGCGCGGCCGCGCCGCTGACCGACGTGCGGATCAGGAACTGCACGCTGCGCGGCAGCCGCGGCGACAACATCTGGCTCGAGTGGTGCACCGGCGCGGTCGTCGACGGCACCGACATCGCCAGCTACCTGTACTCCGGGGTCATGGTGATCTCCGGCCGGCGCATCATGATCACCAACAACCAGGTGCGCGACGCGCCGCTCACGGCCGGCGTGGTCAACGTGTACGGCATCGCGATCACCGACCTCGACAACACCGACGCCGCCCGCTCCCGCGACTGCAGCGTCCTCGGCAACCAGGTCACGTTGATCGACTGGGAGGGCATCGACACCCACGGCGGCGACAGCCTCACCATCACCGGCAACCACGTCACCGGCTGCCCCCGCGGCATCGCGCTCGTCACCGGCAACGCCACCCGCCTCTACGCGCCCACCGACTGCCTGGTCAGCGGGAACACCATCGACGCGGCCGGCGCCCGCCAGCCGCTGCTCGCCGGCGTCTACCTCGCCGGCATCGCCGGCAAGCCCGCCTCGGCGACCATCGTCGGCAACCAGCTGCTCGGCTACGACACGCCGGGCCCGGTCTACGCCAGCTACTGGGCCCGCGCCGACACCTACATCGGCGACAACAGCCGCCCGTTCGTGCCGTGGACGCCGATCGAGATGGGCCTGGACTACACCCCGAACACCAGCTACCCGCCGCAGTACCTCGTCGACGGCAACACCGTGCACCTGCGCGGCGGCGTCATCCCGCGCTCCGGCGGGGTCGCCGCCCGCACCGACATCGGCACCCTGCCGAAACCGGCGGCCTGGCCGACCATCCTGACCATCGCCGGGTTCGCCAAGGGCTCCAGCCCCGGCGCCGGCAACGCCCAGGTCGCCGTCACCCCGGCCGGCGAGCTGCAGATGCTCTACGGCTCGGGCACCGACGCCTACACCTACTGGCTCTCCGGCTCCTACCAAGCCGCCTGACCCCCGAAGTTCCCCCGCCGATCGTCCTCCGGCGAGGGGCCACACCGCGCCCCCGCACCTCGGCAACACCCCGCTCCCACAGCGGGGCTGGCCGAGAGTGCGGGGGCGCTTTGTCATGTCTGCTCGAGCAGCCATGCCGCGAGGTCAGCCATCGACGGTCCTCTCGTAGATGACGTAGCCGTAGTCCAGGTGCCGGACCGGCTGGTAGTGCTGGCCCGGGCCGAACACGAGGCTGTCGTCGGGCTGGACGATGTCGGCCAGCGAGTCGCCGTAGACGGCGTTCGCGCGGAACCACGAGGGGCGGGCGGCCAGCTCCTGCTCGGCGCCGACGAGGGTGCGGGCGCCATCGCCGGCGACGTCCAGGTGGGGCACGGTCGGGTGCTCGCGGAACCAGTCGCGGATGTGCAGCGTGCGCATGAGGGGGGCCTCCCGTTCGGTCGCGGACTTCTCCGACGGTAGTGCGCTGGCGAGGGGGTTCAAGCTCCAGCGCTGGCGCGGGTGGTGGCGCCGGTGCTGGTGGTCCGGCTCATCGCCAGCAGCGCGAACCCGCTCACGATCATGAGGCCGTCGAGGACCAGCGGGCCGACGTCGGCGCCGGGGTGGCCGTAGCCCCAGGCCAGCAGCACCGCCTTGAGGTGGTCGTAGGAGATCACCGCGGAGCCCAGCGCGACGGTGCCGGCGCCGCCGTAGCGCGCCAGCCACCACCAGAACCCGCTTCGCCATGCGACCCGGGAGAGGACCTCCACGGACAGCAGCAGCGCGATCGGCCACACCGCGGCGCCGACCTGCGGTGCGACGCCCGGCGCCCAGCCGGCGGGCATGGTCGCGGCCGGAAGCCAGGTGTGCAGCACGTTCGCGGCGATCGACATCAGGGCGCCGAACCAGAACCCCAACCAGGCCACCAGCCGGGCGCCCGGCGCCGGGGCACCGGTGTTGGCGGCTTCGTTGGTGGCCGCGCGGGCGGCGCTGGTGGTGGTGACGCTGGTGGTGGTGGGCTGAGCTGGCGACGTCGCCCCACCAGCTGGTGGGGCTGGTGGCCGGCTGGAGGGGACGGCCACCAGATGGCCGCCAGGCTGGCGACCGGGTGTCTCCAGGCCGCCCGCCAGCTCGTCTCCTGGAGTCCTGGCGACGGGACTGGCGGTGCCGCTGGTGGCGCTGCTGGTGGTGTCGGCGGGGCGCTGGCGGCTCGGCTGGTGGCCGTCCAGGACCCGGAGAGCCTGGCGCACCTGGTGCTCGCTGGCGCCGGTGAGCGCCACTAGCGCGGGCCGGCCCGGCCGCGGCCGGTCGTCCCTGTCGGCGTCGGCCAGCGCGGCCCGCACGCGGTCGATGACCGCGTCGCGGTCGGGGGCCGTCATGGTGGGCACGCTCACGGATCCTGGGTCCTCTCTGGTCTCGCTCATCGCAGCGTCTTGGCGGCGGCCATGTCCTCGAGGTCGCAGCCGAGATGCTCGCAGTGCGCCAAGACCAGCTGCATAGCGGCCGGGTAGGACAGCGCGGGCAGCCGGTTGGCGTCCACGCACGCGGCGCAGATCGTCAGGCACAGCACACCGACCGGCGTCGCGATGGTCGCGACGTCGAGTTCGACACCGAGCGCGGCGCCCGCCGAGGCGGGCGTCTCGCAGTAGGCGCACTGGTCCGCGCGTGGGCACCGTGTCGTGTCGTCCACGTCGAGCGGGTGGATAGGGTTCGTCATGGGTCAGGAGCTCCGTTCCTGATCAAGGCCCTCGGTCGGTGTCGCAAGCACCGCCGGGGGCCGCCTTATAGCCACCACAATAGGCCACAGTTGTAGGCATTGCCAACTGGTGTGGCCTAGATAAGTGGCCACGTGATGAGGCATCATGGTGTGGTGACGCCCGACGCACACCGCGAGCAGCTCCGGCAGCTCGCCGCCGAACGTGAACGCCTCGCCGAGGCCGAGCCCGCCGCCATCGCCGCGGCGCTGCGGGCCGGCGTTCGCCAGGCCGATGTCGCCCGCGATGTGGGCCGTACCCGCGAGCACGTGCGGCGGGTGGCCCGGGCCGCGGGCATCACCTAA